AAGAAGGTGTAAAAGCATACATCACCAAAAAGATTTTGCAGATTCTCAACAGCAAAATTCAAATTTATCTCAAAAAAATTGGGTTCAATTGCAGTTGCATATTTAATGAATATTTTGAAGAGGAGATTCATAATGATCGTGGCAAATTATGTTCCTATTTTAATTTTTCTGGTGCTGAACGCAAAAGCATAGATTTAGCATGCTTGTTTGCGTTCATTGATGTTCGCAGAATGCAAGGCAATGTATCTTACAACATCATGTTTTATGATGAATTGTTTGATTCTAGCTTGGATGAAAAAGGTGTTGAGTTAGCATATCAAATAATTGCTGATAGAGCCAAGCTCAACAACGAATGTGCATACATAATTACCCACCGCAAAAGCAGCAACTTCTTTGCAACCAGCAATGTTATTCAGTTGGTCAAAGAAAATGGTATAACTAAGCGGGTTGAGTAATGTGCAGCAGTTCATATATAAATGCATGTTTAATAATTCTCCTTTTCGGGCACCTTTCAAACCGCCATTTGCTGCACAGCCAGCTGTTGTAGAGCAAAAACAGCAGCAGCCTCCTCAAGCTGAGGCGCCACGAGTGCTGCAATATGCTGCAGATATGTCTGGGTGTGGATTCTGGAGAATGATGTGGCCAGAGCATATTTTGAATGCCAATCAAAAAATAATCAGTACAACTACTACTATTATGAATAACAGTGAAGCATTCTATGCTCCATTAAAAGTAGTTAGAATTCAAAGACAAGCAACAGGTCCACAGTTAGACTTTGTGAGATACATGAAGCAACTGCAATCTAAATTTGGGTTTAGACTGATTTACGAAATTGATGATGTGGTATTTCATGAAGATATTCCTGATTACAACAAGTTTAAGTTTGCTTTTGAATCAGAAGAAATTCGCAACAATATTTTACAAATCATGTCTCTTTGTGATGAAATCACTGTCACAAATGAATACATGAGAGATTATTTCAGACGCAAAACTGGCAAAAGAGAAATTACTACAATTCCTAATTTTGTGCCCAAGTGGTGGATGGGTCAATACTTTAATCCTCAAAAAAATTATGATCGCTTGATCAAGCACAAGAAGAAGCCACGCATTCTCTATGCTGGCTCTGGTGCACATTTTGATGTTGATAACAAGGTGAGTGGCAAGGATGATTTTGAGGACATTGTGAAGCACATCATTGATTCTCGTCACAAATACACCTGGATATTCATGGGTGCAGCACCATTGTCATTGGTGCCTTACATCAAGAGCGGTGAGATAGAATTCCACCCTTGGCAAAATTTATACGATTATCCGCAAAAAATTGATGATCTGGAAGTTCAGATGCTGGTGGCTCCCCTGCAGGATAATGAATTTAATCGTTGCAAAAGTGATATTAAATTCATTGAGGCATGTTGCTATGGTTTACCCATTGCATGTCAAGACATTGTTACTTACAAGGATGCAACAATTAAGTTCAAAACAGGAGAAGAGATGATGCAATTGATTGAAGAGACACTCAAGCGCACCAACACATACAAAGACAGAAGTCATCATTACAGAAAAATTGCAGACAAGAGATTTTTAGAATTGCCAGAAAATCATGATTGCTATGTTGAATTGTTTTCCACGCCATATGGCAGCCCCAACAGAAAAAATATTGGCAGGTTCAATTCTAACATTTGATTATGCTTCTTGATACATTATCTTGTCTTATATGATAGGATACAGAAATGCAGTTTACATTCCTCAAGATGAATGTATGAAGATTTATTCTTGGGATGAGAATGGTAATAGAATTTCGTTCATGAGTTCTTACCAGCCTTATCTCATGCTTGAAGACATGTCTGGCAAAGATGTTAGCATCTTCAATACCAAATTGCGCAAACGCACGTTCAAGACACAATTTGATCGCAGCAGATTTGTCAAAGAATGTGGAAGCAAGCGACTGTTTGAAAATATTAACCCAGTGCAGCAACACCTCATTGATATGTTTTGGCAACACAACCAGGATGAGGATTTTGCTAAATTTCCTGTGCGTGTTGTTACGATTGACATTGAGGTGTATTCACCAGATGAGTTTCCGGCAGCAGAATATGCCAAGCACCCCATCAACATTATTACCATTCATGACAGTTTGACCAATCAGTTTTTCTCTTGGGGTACAACTGATTATAAACACAACAGAAGTGACTTGAAGTTTGTTCATTGTGCAACAGAGCGCCAACTGTTGGTGAATTTTATAGAGTTCTTCAGCAGCTTGGAATGTGACTTGTTGACAGGTTGGAATAGTGCAGGGTTTGATATTCCATACATCATCAACAGAATCAACAATATTTTGAGTGAAGAGTATTCATCAAAGCTTTCACCTGTTGGTAGAGTGTATTGTAGAACTCTCAACAGCGGCATATTTGGCAAGCCGCAAATCCGCTGGTACATTGACGGAGTTTCATGCGTTGATTACATTGATATTTACAAGCGTTTTAGCTTTACAAATCGCGAGAGCTATAAACTCGATTACATTGCAGAACTTGAACTGGGTGAGAGAAAGGTTGATTATGGCAATACCAATCTTGCAAGTTTAGCAAAAGAAGATTGGCAATTGTTTGTAGATTATAACTTGCAAGACGTTGCACTGCTTGTGAAGATGGATTTGAAATTGCAGTATGTACCACTGCTGAGAATGTTGGCTTACATGGGTCTGACCACCATGGAAAATGCAATGAGCACCTTGTCTACAATCACAGGAACTGCTGCCATTCGTGCTCGTCAAAGATCACAATTCTTGCCTACATTTGTTCGTGATGGTGAAGGTGATAAAAATCCGGGTGCATTTGTTGCAGAGCCCATGGAGGGCTTTCAAAGCAATGTTGTATCTTTTGATGCTAATTCACTGTACCCCAACATCATGATTAGTCTCAATTTGTCTCCAGAGACAAAGGTGGGTAACATCATTGATACAGATGATAAAAATGTAACCATCAAACACATCAATGGTCAGGTTTTTAACTTGCCACTGGCTAAGTTTGCACAATTTGTAAATCAGGAAAAAATTGCCATAACCAAAGCCAAGGTTTTGTTTAGCCAAAAAGTCAAAGGAATTCTACCAGAGATTGTGGATGAATATTACAAAGAGCGTGTTGCTGTTCGCAAGGAAATGATGAAGCTTAAAAAGGCTAAGAGTGACGATGGAGATGTTCAAGACAAAATTATACAGCTAAATGCCAAGCAGTTGTGCATCAAGATTTTCATTAACTCAGTATATGGATACATGGGCAATAAAAATGCGCCGCTGGGTGATGATGATATTGCATCATCCATTACCTTGACTGGTCAGTACATCATTAAGACTGCTCGATCTCAAGCAAGAGAATATACTGCTTCTGTTTTAGGTGATAATAATTTTCCAGATATTGCTGTGGCAGGTGATACTGATTCGGTGTATTTGTGCATTGAACCATTGCTTAAAAAATACAATGAACCGTTGCTGATCAACAACAAGGTTAACAGCAAAGTGCATGAAATTATAGATGGTCTAAATGTTTATATAAACAATCAAATTAATACCAAGCTCAAAGATGAGTTGAACTCTCTTGATCCAAGAATTGTCTTCAAGAGAGAGTCCATCATTGACAAAGGATTATTTTTAGAAAAGAAGCGATATGTTGCACATGTGGTGGATGATGAAGGAATTGAGTGTGATAAATGGAAGTATGTTGGTGTAGAGGTGGTGAGAACTTCTATGCCAAAAGCCATCAAACCATACGTCAAAAAAATCATTGAAACAATGCTTGATACGCGCGATAGAATCAAAACCAATGCTGTTGTCAATGAAGCATATGATGTATTCAAAGCACTCAAGCCTGAGGAAGTAGCATATGTCATGGGCATCAAAGATCTTGACAAGCATGCAAGCAAAGCCAAAGAGTTTTCATTGCCCAAAGGCGCTCCGGTGCACGTGAAGTCTGCTCACAACTATAATGTATTGCTCAAAAAGCTTGACATCATATCAAAATATGAAGCTATTCAGTCAGGTGATAAAATCAGATGGATGTACATTGCTACACCCAACAAGTATGGTGTAGAGACCATTGCATTTAAATACTACTACCCAACTGAATTTCATAGCATATTCAAGCCTGCATACGAGAAAATGTTTGAAAAAATTGTATTCTCCGTAGTAGAAAGATTTTATACTGCAGTTAAGTGGCCTGCACATAAACCAACAGAACAGATGTATTCCGATTTATTTGATCTTTTTGGTTGAAAATGTATAACTGTAGTATAAATTTCCATATGAACGAACTCATTGTAATTGAAACAGCAAGTAAAACCATTGTTGGTGATCTCATCAGCAAAACAGAAACAAGTGTGCGAATTAAAAATCCAGCTGCACTCTTTATTCAACCATCTAATTCTGGTCAGCTGTCTGTGCAGCTTTTTCCACTCTTTTTTGGTGAACTCATTGAAACTTCTGAGCGCGAACAGGGAACAGTCTGGGAGTTTAATACATCTGGTTGCGGTGTGAGTGAAAATATCAAGCTTGATACAAAACTCATTGAACAATACACACGGATTTTTAATCCAAGCAAAATCATTACACCAGCTGATTCCTCCAAGGTTATCAAGCTGTTTGATGATTAATTTATTAAACAATTAAATTGAAAGGGCTGCTTGCGCAGCCCTTTTTTTTGTGTAGAGTTTCAATTGATTTTTAGTGGTTTTGAGATATATAATGTCATGACCAAAGACATTCAAGATGCGTTGGATAGCATTAACGAAATAAATCCGTATGCTACTTATCTTAATAATGACACACTCAGCACTGTAAAAGAATGGATTGATACAGGCTCATATGTGCTCAATAGTCTCATCTCTGGCAGCTGCCATGGTGGTATTCCCAAAGGACGAGTTACAATGATTGCTGGAGAGTCTATGACAGGCAAGAGTTTGTTTGTTCAGAAGATTTTAGCCAATGCACAAAAGAAAGGGCTGTTTCCTGTTATTTTCGATACTGAATCAGCCATTGATCCTGAAGGCGCAACTCGACTGGGACTAGACATCAGCAAAGTAAAATATGTGCCATGCGTCAGCATTGAGCAAACAAGAAACGCAGTGTTTAAGTTTCTCAACAGCATTAGAGAAAAAAAGCTTGAAAGCAAATTCATCATTGCCATTGACTCACTTGGCAATTTGCAATCTGAGTTGGAATTGGCTCGGATGGACAAAGAAAGCACCAGCATTGACATGGGCACAAAAGCTCGCGCCATCAAGTCTTTGTTGCAAACCTGTACTAATCTTGGTGCAATCACTCAAACAACATTTGTAATAACCAACCACGTATATGACGATCCTTCTGCAATGTATCCAAGCATTGAAAAAAACATGCCAGGCGGCAAAGCTGTGGCTTATTTACCATCAGTCACTGTTCAATTGGCTCGCAAGCCTTTGAAAGATGATGGAGAAAAAACTGTATCCAACAGCACTCTTGCTGTTGGACAAAAAAGTTATGCAGGCATTATTATTCGCGCTCTCACGCGCAAAAACAGGTTTATTAAACAGTATCTTGAAGGTGAAATGTATTTGTCATTTTCTTCTGGTCTTGACCGCTATTACGGTTTATTGGATCTTGCTGTTGGCATGGGCATTGTTGTGCAAAATGGTGCTACTTATGCTCTTGCTGATGGCACGAAACTTGGGTACGCAAAAAACTGGAGAAACGATGAACAGTTGTGGGAAAAAACAATAATTCCCGGCCTTGAGAGCAAAATGAAAGCAGAATGGGCATATGGCAACAACAACAATGAAATGATTCCAGAGGAGGGTATACGAGATGAAACAGAATATTGAGGTATTATATTTTTCAACATCATGGTGAAATGTGCACCATGGCGCAATAAATAAATGTATGAAACATAC